CTTCAGCAGAAAAAGCGGCACCGTTGCATTTCAGCCAGCCTGTTGGCGGAGTGGCGGAAGGCCACGGAACAGGGACACCAACAGGTAATGCAGAGCCTTCTCCCAAACCAAGGTATGTGAGAATGTCAGCAATAGTATTTTTCCCAATAATGTCACGGCCAACAGAAGTTAAATCAGTCTGAGCTGCTTTATCAGTTCCAGTGAAATACGGGAGTTTATTTGCACCAGTTGCTAGACCAGCCAATGCCGTCAGCGTGGCATCAAGCGCCTGGAAATCTTTCCCAAAAGCGGTACTCATTTTGGAGATAAACCCGTTCAGATCACCATCATCAAGAACGTCCAGCCTACTTTTGTTGGCCGTGTACTGTGCCAGTGCTGCCGCAATAAAGCTGGCCTGTCGAATGGCTTTGTTTACCTGAGCACTGGAAGCTTTGCCAGCCGTGAAGCCAGAAAGCAGAGCCGGAAGCGATTCCCAGTCAGCCTGGGCCGTCACGTTAGCATTTGCCGCTGTCGCGAACGGTTTAAAGTTGTTTGTTGCCATTAGAGTATTGTCCCCCATGCTCCAACATCGAACCCACCGATGTATTCGTTATCCATATCAAACCCAAAGAATTTAGAGCCTTCTGACGGTGTTTCTACCGAAGGCGTTTCAACATCACCGGCCCATACGCCAGCTGATTTAACGGTGAGATAGCCCTGTTTGATAGCGGCGATCAGTTCGAGAGACACATCAGAAATATCAGTTTCAGGGAAAACCCAGACCGAAATCGTCATGTCCTGGTTGTCGACGATCTGCATCCTCAGGCCTGAGCCTGCGGTAGCAGCGTCAAGGATGGGAGGCAGAGAGTCGTTCCGACCGTCCCAGTTGTTGATAGCGATTTTCGCTTTCAGAATGATGCGGTACGTCTCATCGCTTAGCGTCGTATAGCCAGAATCAGGATCATATGGCCCTTGCCAGATGCCCTGGTCATACCCAAGCCCGTCAGTGTCCCAGCTGAAATAAACTCCGCTAATTGGCTGGCTGACTATGCGACTGCGTCCGATCCACAGACCGAGGATGTCGAGCTGTACACCGACAGCAGTATCGATATCGAAGGCTGTTATAAGCCCTGACATAGTGCTGGACACATCAATCAGCGGGCGGGTGCTCAGATCTATATGGTCAAAAAAGAGTGGCTTGGTAGCGTGGTAGTTAGTGATCAGTTCGGTGTATTTGCTCATGAGGTCACCGTGATACTGATATTCGCGGTGCTACAGGACGCCGAAGCATCATAGGCAATATCAATGTTTGATGCCGATACGCTGCCTGATGACTTACCGATCAGCAGGTCGGTAATATCGTAATAGCGGGCATTTCCGCCGCTCACCACGCCAAGGTTTGCCGGGGAATAAATACGGCTCAGCAGCACGTCGTCGCCAATTGTCAGGCCATTAATATAATCGGCAACAGCCTGTTTGATCTGCTCGCCGATTTGAGAGGTATACCCGGTAAAAACTTTCAGGGTAATGGCTACGAAAATCGGTACGTCGGTCGAGCGCGAAAAGTTAATGACGTGGGGATTACCGTAAGTATCTGGCACTGTGACAGAAGTTGTCCCGTAGGTTGCCGTTCCCTGCCCTTTATTCCCCCTGATGGTCTGGGCTATCTCGGTAACATCCCCTCCATCGACGATGGCGGAAATAGAGTGTGGCGGCAGCCCGTTGCTGTCGGTTGCCCCAGTGTCGTTCTCATATAGTTTGTGACGTGTCACGCCAGCAACATTAGCAATAGCACCGTCGACACCTTCAAACGGGGTGATTGACGGTAGCGCGACGCTCTGGCCCTGCCGGATGCGAAGCTCCGCGTCTGTCTCGGCCGGAGAACCAACCGTAGCCGCTGCTGGGTTGGTGACTGATACCCATCCGCGAGTCGGTGTGTTAATGGTGGTGATAGTCCCGGCCATCGCCGCAACCGAACCGCTATTCGCACATGTGGCCGTCACCAGCACAGTACCGTCAACGCCGATCGCTACACTCGCGGGAAAATTCCAGATAATGCCGTTTTTATCCCGTGCGGAGCCATTCGTGATAGTCGTGCCTGCCGTACCGGTTAACAGAAGGTCAGCAGTAGAGTTTGTCGCTACTTTTCGCGTGATCCCGTTAATTTTCACATTGCTGCTAAGCGCTGCGGCCTGCGCTGTCATCGGTGAAAACGAGTTGTAAATCTCGATAGCGGTGTTGTTAGCGTCATGCACGGCAAGAGCCACCAGCGCGACCATCTGCCCGTCTTTGCTGTCTGGTTCGAGGTAGGCATCACTACCGTAAATCTGCCTGAAATAGCTGGTCAGTGTATCTAGGATTGTCTGGTAATCAGGCGCACTAATCCCCTGGGCGGTTACCGTTGCCGATAGCCCCAGCGTGTCGAGGTTCAAAGCCATTTATGCCTCGCTTGTTACAGTCGTCTGGCCGTAGATTGTGTCAATGGAGGAAGTGAAGGTGACGCGACGGCTGGTGCCGTCATAATTGGTATCGAAGGAAAGAATCGACAGAACGCCCGGTGTATCCTGTATGCGTTCGCGTATAGCCAGGATGTAGACATCTGATCGCTGCTTCCCAAGCACTGACTGAACATACGGCGTGCCTTCCGTCAGATCGAGAAACCACTGACCGCGCCACAGCTCGAAACGGGTTTTTACGGCCTGGGCGACACATTCCGGACTGTCGATAAGGAAAGTATCGTCACCCTGGCCGAAAGTGTAATCGCCTTCAGTATCTTCGCGACGGTATCGCATTATTGCGGCCCTCCGGTAGTTCCCCCGCCTGTCTGAACTCCGCCATGTTTATGCGTGGCGACACTGATACCAGAAGCTGTCACATCATTCGTTACCGTAACCGGCCCAAGCATCGTCGCAGTACCGCCGCTTTCGCCCATTCCCTGAGACAAGTTGCCATTAATCGTTACGTTGCCGTTCAGCGTGATAGTCGGGGATGTGATTGTCGTTCCACCTTCAGCCGTAGCTGTAAGCTGGCCCGGTGTTTTAATGGTGATGTTATGTCCTGCGGCGACTTCTACAAACGCCGCACCATCATCGGTTCGCAGCTGCGCGGCGCTGGTACTGATACCGCTGATTTTCCGTGCTTGCGACTGTGGGCCAACGATGGCGAACGCATCAGATAAGTCATGCTGTCGCGGATCGACGGTCTCCTGAACGCCGCCGCTCTGCCACCAGAAATCGATGCAACGGTCAGCAAAAATCAGGAGGCACTCGTCGCCTTCTTTAACCGGAAAAGTCAGCGTACAACCGCCGCCACGCGGGAAGATAACCGGCACATCCACCAGCGGTTTTAATTCGGTGGAGCCATCGCCAACGATACCGCGAAGCGCTACCTCTACCGTGCAGGTAACAGTATCAGGATCGAACGACTGAATGATGCCGGGCATCGCTACGCGCATCTGGGTAGACACCGAATCGGCAATGGCCTGCGCGGTCTGCTGCTCACCGCCGATCTGTGATTGAGTTGGAATTGGCATAAAAACCCCATAAAAAAACCCGCTCGGTGGCGGGTTATAATTTTGCTTCTGGATAACATCTACAGCGACCATCAGGACAACACTTTCCCTCTCCGGGATGACCACTTTTAGGCGGCTTACTCCACGAAAATGTTTTCCCATTATTTTTAGCGCATTCTGCACACTCGTCACCATCCTCGCAGGAGCGCCAAATATAACGTTTAATACCCAAGCGAGATTGCTTTATCCTCTCTGCCTCAGAGTGACGACGGCTATTTTCGGCGAGGTGTTCAGCATAGCGCGCGTTATCCTTCTCAATTTCTTCTTTACTTCGCCGCTTCCCATTTGCTGGCTTTGATTTTTGGTAAGCAACCCGTTTATTTCGATTGTATGATTTAATAATTTCGTCTTCATTTCTACGCTTTTTAAATTTTAAATATTTAACAAATGCAAAAACAATTACGAATAAAATAATAATATATGCAGGTTCCATTATTTAACCTTTACGCAATCATAAGTTGCATATTGTCTTGGTGCATCCATGCTGGCTTGCAGCCACTGAGCATTGAGGATAGCTTTTCCGTTTCGCTTGATGTACTCAAGACCAACCCATCGCCCCGGTTGGTTTGTAGCCATACGCCAATCCATTTTTATATTTTCGTAGTCTTCTTTTTGTTTCAGAAATGTCAATTTCTGATACTCGGGCTTTGCTCCATTTATGCGAGGAAAGCCGTCATTAGTACCACTCGTTGAGAAAGTGAAATCACCGCACTTCATATAGACTTTTCCTGCTGCATTTGCACCGGCAGCAGCTGTTAAGCAAATTAAGCCAGAAAATATTCCTGAGATTATCCTTTTCATTAGGCACCCGTTTTCATCAAAGTCGAATCATTAATCAGGGTAGAAGCTCCACGCGCAAAACACATCAAATCCATGTACCACGCTTGACCTCTAGTGTCACCAGTATAGTCGATAGCCTTGACGATATAAACGCCATCTGTCGCAATGCTGGCAGCCTGTGACGTTGTACCTGTCAGCACGCGGTTGCCGTTCTCTTCCGTCTCGGTGATACGCCCGGGCGACTGCGCGATTTCGCTATTGCCGAGCGCAGCGCGGTACACCGAAGCTTGATCGAGCTGGATAAGGCCATTAATGCGGATGTTGGGGTTTATCAGACACCGCACGTTTACGCCGCCGCCCATCGTCTGCTGCGGCATACCAATCAGGCCAGTATCTGCATTCAGCACGATAGCTTCGTGAATATATTTATCCTCCGGCACCATCTGGACCTGACCATCCACCAGTTGCCATGTCGCTTTGCACTGCGCAGCAATATTATCCATCACGTTGCGGGTGGATGAGTAAATCGCGCGGCCACGAGGAAACACGGTATCAGGAAAGTCGCCGGTAATGCCCTGCGTCACGCCGAACGCGTTGAAATCCTGCATAGTCGCCCGGTGCAGGTCCGCAACGGTATAGCCAGCGGCAAGCGTGGTGATGGTAGTCGCGTAGAGGAACGCTTCGTGGTTACTGATGGCCTGAATCAGCACCCAGGAATCGGTGATGTTGTCCTTCCCGGTGACGGTGAAGCGAATATCACCGTCAAATATCAGGCCGTAGTTCTGACCGTTCACCTGCCCTACCTGGTCTGGTGAAATCTCCCGGGCGACACCAACCTGGCTCGCATCAACATCCGGCGCAATACCGTCATACCCGGCAATGATGCGAATTTTTGCAAACTCCTGCCCCAGTATCTTGTTCGTGGTATCGGTCGAAAGGTTGTAAATTTTCACGTTCGCCACTCGCGGCCAGCGTGTATCTGCCCACTCGATCTGGAACGTGACCTTAAAATCAGACAGGGAAACGCCCTGCCCGTTCTGGTCCAACAGTTGCAGCTCAAAATGGCGCATCCAGTTAAGAGACATTTCTACTCCTGCACGAAAATGAGGTGGCTGTATGTGCCGAGGTTGGTTTTGGTGGGCTCGTCCGGTGCGCCTACATCGCAGCCAACGAGCAGCGCCCCGTTAATACCTAGTTGAGGATATTGCTCAAGAAGATTTACACCGGTTACCAGCGGCACGCCAGAAAGAAGCGGTTTGCCACTGCTATCTTGTACATCCAGAATCCAGCCAGCAGAATCACGCCAAATGACTCTCAGCGTGTATGTTGTCTCTGCTAACTGAATGCGAAATAGCTGGTTATCCGGCGATAAAGGGATTTCAGTTACATTCATTGGATACCTATAGAGTTACCAAGTCTGGTTCCTTTTAGTCCATCAAACCACCCTGTTGACTTAATTACCGATTCATTTACTGGGGTGGTGGATTTAGTCCCGGAATTCTGCACCGCCGATGTGCTGACGCCATCCTGCATATCTGATTTATCTGCAACGCTAACGCTCTTCGTCTGCGACATGATCACTTCACGCAGGGTAAGCGTGCAGTTCAGCACGTTCTCGCTGGTTTTATCGGTCGTCACCTCAATGGCTCGCACCAGCATATTGGTGTACACCCTCTTCCCGGTAACCACATCGAACGGTACGCGCTCAAGCTGCATATCCAGCAGCTTTTGGTATGTCTCCTTTGGGCTAAGCCCAGCGCTAAGACCGATTGAAGATGTATCAATGAAGTCCAGCAATGAACCGCCACCAGCGAAGCCGCATTCCATTGTGACTTCGCTGGGGCGCTTGTACGCATGATCGGCGATGAAGCCCGAAGCGCTATTCGTTGTTGGCTTCTCCACCGGGTGCTCAGTAATTTCGAGCGCATCAGAATGCTTTTCGGAGACGACCACGCTGGGAATTAATATGCCAACTCGCCGGGATTGCTGGCGAAAAATAGCGGAGAGAATATCCATTAGCTCGGCACCGTTCGAAGTTGTTGAGTTAGTTGTGAATTAACGTTCTTCTGCCGCTCAACTGTGATATTGGCAGCCTCACGTGGATCAGATACACCGTGAATATTAATAACCGTTTCTTGCTGTATGTTTTGTGAAGCACCGCCACCAGCGGCCATACGAACCAATTCACTTGGGTAAGGGTTTCTCCCGTTCTCATGATGGATAATTCCATTCATCAGAGAGGACATTACCTGCGGATCTTTAAGGTTGAGAATGGCATCAGGAGCCACACCCATCATTTTCGATAACTGAGCAATGTAAGCACCGGTATTATTTTCATTCCCCGGTGCCCACGTAGAGATTATATCGTTAAGGGTTTGCAGCGGCTTGCCTGTCGTCTTACCTTCAAAGTAGCGCATTAATTGTCGGGAAAGCGCTTTCAGGCCATCATAGGCAGTTTCAAACCGGGCGAACCTGCCGCCAGGCCTTTCGAGCGTCGCCCCAGATTGCCCACGAAAGTCGATATTACCGGGGTTATTATTTCTAATACCTCGTGGAGCTTTAGCAGACTGGGCATGTTGGTCAGGCTCATCATCACCGAACCAGCCGCGCACCGTTCGGCCCACGCTGCGAGGATCGAATCCCCAGTGCTCTTTAATCCAGTCGGCGGTACCGTTGGCGCTGTCTGTTACCATCGGCATCGCTGACGGATTTTCGCTGCCCTGATTAAGCATCTGTTTGCCGATGCTGGCGGCATCAGCCCAGCGGCCATCTTTAATGGCGTTGAGCAGGTCGGCGATCATGTTCAGCATTTTGCTGAACTCACCCATCTGGTCAATGAAGTTGCTAAAATCCCACTTTAGGGACCATGACTTGGGGTCAATACCGAGCAACTTAGCCAGCGCTTTTGTCAGGTCCGTAACAGTCTTTTTCAGGTCACCAATCATTTTGACGGCCTGATCAATTTCAGTCTTCCATTTCCCCCAGTCAATCAGGCTTTTGCCACCTTCTTTCCACGTCTGGTAATCATCCAAGAGCAGACCAAGTGCAATAATAAGCGTCGTTATCATGCCCAAGGGTGATGACATGAAAGCGGTATTTAGCAGCCGCCATGCAACCAACAGCCCACTGAACAATGCGATAAGCTGCTGCGTGGCTGGGTTCAGCTTTTTGAACCAGGCGATCACACCCTCAACAGCTTGCCCAGTTCGCCATAACACGCGGGTAATCGCGTCACCTGCCCAGAGAATTCCTTTGATGATCTTCGTGATGACCGCTTCAATCTTCGGCCAGTTGTCGAGTATCTGCCTGCGGAAGTTATCAATACTGCCAGCAAGGCCACCAGCTAGGTTAGAGCCAATCTTGTCTTTCGCCTGTCCAAGCGTCATCGCCAGATTACGCATGGAGGTCATGAAAATATTGGACTGTTTAGCCGCTGACTCAGCATTAAAACCAATACGCTTTGCCGTCAACGCGTACTCAGAACTGAGCTGCCCCATCCCTCTGCGCATCGCCATCAGCGTGTTTTCATCGATGCCAAGCATCTGCGCGTATTGTTTCGCGCGGTAATACGGCATGTTGTTGAGCTTTTGCCCAACGCCAGTAAAGATGGCCGCAGTATCACGCATCTTTCCGCTGGCATCGCGGGTCTGTACGCCCAGACGGTTCAGGAACCCTTCCGCCCCCGGATTGCTACGCATGAAACCAGCCAACCCTTCAAGAGAGGACATGGCCGACTCGGCGCTGGCACCGGTTTGCGATGCGGCATAGCCCAGCGCTTTGATGCCCTGGACGCTGGCCCCCGTCCGCTGGGATGCCCAGTAAATTTTATCCAGACCATTCGCGATCTGGGTGGTAAATCCGACAATGCTAAGCGCTGAGCCTTTCACCACCGCGCCGACCTTCAGAACGTTCGCGGTAACGCCTTTCAGCACGGCTTCAAACTTATTAGCGCCAGCCTGATCGATATCGAATCCCAGCGAAACAAGGAAATCTTTAATCGTATCTGCGTTACCGCTCATTGGCCGCTCTCCATTTATCTACCCGGGCGTCGTTATCCTCGCGCATGTCGAGGTAGTCATTGAGAAGCGCGATACGGCAGAGGTCTACCGCACCGCTGTTAAGGTCTTTCTGGTCAATATGGAAGGCAAGCGCCGGACGAAGAATAAAGTCTTCACCGCCCGGCAGGCTGTTGAAGGTTATTCCGCTGGCGGGGTGGGCGTCTCGCTGGTAGGGAGTCCTTGCAAAAAATTTCCCAGCGAGTCGGCGACCACCCGCGCCACCAGTTGCAGCATGGTAAGCAGGTCGATATCGTCAAACGCCATTTCGCCATGCTGGCAGACCGGCACCCAGCCTTTCATGTGCTCGCGTGAAACAACGGAAAGACAGGGGAACAGGATAGCGTCCACGTCGCCATCACTCAGATCGGACACAGCATTGGCAATCTTTGGCAGGATGGTAGCCATCGCGCCTTCGGTGTCTTTGCTGCTGATCTTCTCCTGAACGCTCCGGAAGTCCGAAACCATCCCGGCCAGAACCGGCAACAGCTTGCGGGACACCTTCAGCTGTTCGAAAACGCTGAGCTTTGCGGTGCGATATTTCACGCCTTTAATTTCGAATTCCATGCGTTAAAACTCCCCGAGAAGCTGGTCAATCTTGCCGCAGTCGAATACCCAGGCGACGGTTCCGCCCTCTTTAGCGTTATTGAAATCAGGCTGTTTCTGGAATGCACACGAACGCGCAGTAGAAATATCACCCGATGCCGTGTTGCGAATGACGATCACGTTATTGCCCCAGGTGGCAGAGGACTGGCTTTGCGCGTTATACGCCAGAGACAGCTTCTTGTTCACGGGCGAGGTTTTCAGCAACGTTACCGTAATGGTGCCTGACTTATCGGCGTGCAGGCTGTGCATCACTTCGCCATCGGCACCGATGGTCATGGTGTTCTTGTTGCCGCCCATAGCTACGGTGATACCTTCCTCAGAGTTCGCAGAACCCTGACCCAGATCAATAACACCGGTCGGACCGGTGAGCGACGCGGTTACATCGAGAAAAGAATAAGTTGACATTTATCGCTCCTTAGCGAACCACGTTGATCTGCACATCGGCATAATGAACTGCGCCAGCCAGCTTACAGGCCACCTGAATTAACGGTGCTTTGCGCGCTTCCCGGTCGGCCTGCGCCTGTTCGGAGAGGGGTTGCGCATACACGTAATAACCTTTGGTCAGCGTATCGCCAGAATTCAGCTGCCCGACAGGGCCGCCATTCCACACGCCAGCAGCTACCAGACCGTTCGTGACGGACTGATCCATGGACTGTTCAACGTTGGAAAGCAGGCGGGTCACACCGGCATCAGTCTGCGGAATTTTAGTGGTGCTGGTGTAAAGCAGGTTATAGAGGTTGGTCTGAACGTAGTTCTGCAACCAGTCGAGCCCGTGGCGCTCGTCGAAGAAGTCACCGTTAGCCATGACACCCTGTTGCAGGATCGCCGTGTCGTTGGCGTAGTACACGAACACGTTCGCGTTCTTCGTATCTACCGCAGCCGCCTGACCTAACGTCAGCGTTTCGTAGGTTACGCCTGGCTCCTGTTTGAACTTCAGGGTAATGGTGGTATTGCTGCCGTTGAAGTTAACAGTGAACGCACGACCGAACGCAGAAGCCGCTGCATAAGGGCTACTGGTGGAATACTGAATGAAAGTGCGGGAAAACTTGCCAGCCTTTAATTTCGACGCAACATCGGTCATTGAAGTCGTGCTGATAATCCCGGCGTCAGCAGAGGTCACACCAAAGATACGGCTAAGGCTGGACGCTTCAATAAGTTTGGCGACCTCAATCACGTCATCAGCATCAAGCACATCATCGCCATCAGCAACATCATCAGCGACAACCAGCCCATACCAGTTGGTATACTGCAGGCAGGCATTAACAGCTTGCACGATGGTTTCCACGCTTCCACCTTCGGAAGAGGTCAGCGTCTTCGCCCAGCGGCCAACATAAACCTGCGTCGGCTTCGGTGACTGGCTGAAGAAAACCTGCGCTGCTTTATATTCCGGGCTGTCGACACCGAAGTCTTCGCCAATGTCCTCAACGGACGCATAAAGGCGAATACGCTCCTTCACCGGAATGACAGTGGAAGAACCGAGGATCAGCAGTGCGCCGAAGTTACGACCAGTAGCCGCTTTCGGCGAGATGATCACATCAACGTTTACAACGTTGGATACAGGTAAGCCCTGCGTCATAGTTTATTCTCCAAAAAAGGTGACTGGCGCTTCCACCAGCGATTTAATGCCGTACTCGCGCACGACCTTCCGGCGCAGGCGCACCGTCATGTCGTAGCGGCGAACCCATTGCTGGTTGATAAGTTCGGGGAAAGGGGTCAGACCGGTATAGTCGCCCAGAGACAAACCAAGCGCGTTCAGCTCAGCATTGTTTTGCGGGACAGATATGCCATCGCGAAAACGGGACGCATAAGACATACCAGCCGGGCCATAGAACGACGCCATGCACTCGAACGTTTCATGCCGCCAGAGCTGAGCGCCCTCGTCGGTCTGATTGGTGAATGCAGGACTGTTATCAATGGGCCACCCGGTAACGCCGAACGCACACCAGTTCGTTTCAACTGACGGTAGTGATGGCTGTTCTTTCTGCCAGCGCGGGCGAACCATCCCCGCAGGCAAGCCGGAAACATTGCGCATCCATCGGCTTAGCAGCCTGTCGAGCGCTTCGTCATAATCAGGATCGCCGCTGGTGGGTGTCAGCCAGCCGCGCTCTGTGCTGGTGTTATTGCTCAACGGGAGTTCCCCCATCAAACGGCAGTAATTCGCAATGTGCCTGGACAAAGCCAGCACCGTAAGCCGTGTACGGGTCGACTAATGTCACGCGATAATCACGGTTCTGATACGTCACGATATCGGCATCACGGCCAGTCTGCCCCTGCGTCAGCCGCTCAGTTGTCACGATGAGAATCGCGCCGCTGATTACCTGCCCGGCCTGCATACGACGGTTTTCCAGAGAGCGATCAACAGTTACGTCTCCGGCAAACTGCGTTTTAACTTCACTGTCGCTGCCGATCCCGTCATCGTCCACCGTTTGCACGCGACGCGTTACCCACAGGTTGAAGTCGCAAAAATCGGGGTCAAAAAGTACGTCCGTCACATCAAGATTCGGCATCTTTATCCCTCACAACGTGGGTAATGGCTCTGCGATATTGCCCGGTGTCAATTAATGGTTTCGCCAGATCGGTTCCGGGGAGCTCGCCAGCAACACGCCGGGCAAGTTCCAGTGTTGCCCCCTTGCGCCCCCGACGAGCCCGGGCTTCAACAGTGCTGTCAGCAAGCGGCGTAAAGCCGGTAATAGTCATGTAACGCCTGACGCCATTAGCGGCCAGCGTTCCGGCGCGGTTGAGCGATCTTTCCGCACCCGCCGCATTACCATCAAGCGCAGCCTGCGCCGCTGCTTTAAGCTGCGGCACTGTCTGTTCCTCTACGGATTTAACGCCGGGGATCAGGTGCGGGCGTGGGGGTATGTTTTGCGCTGGTGAGCCGTATTCGTTGACGTAACCGATCCCGGCATTACCAAACGGAACATCCTCACGCTCGCTGTCTTCTTCCGGGATGCCGACCAGCACATCTTTTTTGGTTAACGACCGGAGCGCATCCAGAATGGCCTTAGCGTTATCCACCCTCGTTGTTACACCGCTTTTGAAACTCATAGCTGGCGACCGCCTGCACCGAATATCGTGATCAGCTGATAAAATTCAGCGCCATATCGGGTGTTATTCCAGAAGCCTGCGTCAGGGTTTAGCGTCGCGCTGGTGTCATAGCTGACGCTTACCTTGTCAACGGACTTGGAGGACTGAACACCATTGGTTGAGCCACCCGGGCCGCCGACGAGCATTGCCCGGCTATCTGCCGCCCAGAGCGTCATGTAGTGAGCCACGAACAACTCGACAAAGTACGGAAACAACTCTTTGCCGGTGACGTTTTCGCTCAGCAGCACATCAGCCAGATTCAGACGAAACTGGATTTGTGCTTCGGGATATTTGGCAGGGTCAGCAAACTGTGGAAAGTCGCGCCGAAAATCACTTACTGTTGGCAGGCTTTGATTCTTTGGCATCTTTCGCCCCATTACCGCCAGTCTGGGCGGCAGCAATCTGCGCTTGCAGGCTGTCGTTCTGCTCTTGCAGCTTGAGCAGCGCTTCTCGCAGATCGGCAATCAACTGATCTTTATCGATAATCTGCTTATCTTTGTCGGCAATCTGAGCTTGCAGGCTGTCGATAATGGGTTGCAGATCATCGGTGTCGCTAATCACGCTTTCGGAAAGCTCGGAGTGCGCCTGGGTGAACCAGTGCGACGCGACCTCTTCCGGTACGTTATGCCGTCCCCGGCCAAACTCCCTTTTTGACTGATCGCCGAGCGTCAGCGTAAACGGGGTGTGAACATGGATGGTAACCAGCTTTTCTTTCGCCATTTTCAGTTCCCTTCTGGCCCCTTTCGGGGCCGTTCTGGTTATCAGATACCGTCCACGTAGGACAGGGTTTCTTTGTACACTGGCTCAACCGCACCGAGCTTGCCGTAGTAGGTCGCAATCTGATACAGACCGCGATACTGGACAGGAACGCTCTGCAACGGCACCAGCGGATAGCGCACGTATTTCTTGTCGTTGGTGTAGGCGATCATACGGTCTTTACCGCCAACCCCACGCCCTTTCAGCCATTTGACCGCTTTGATTTCAAGCGGAACGCCGTTCTGGTGGAAAGCGATAGTGTTCACAGCCAGATAGGTCAGCAGTGACTGGTTACCCGCTTCGGAAACCTTACGGCTCGCCAGCAGTGAATACTGCTCTGGCGGAATGCGCAGATCAGAAGGCACGATGGAATAACCGGATGCTGCCCAGGTATTAGACAGAATGCTGTTCACGCTATCGAGGATCTCGTCGTTGGTTGAGTTCGCCCAGGTCTTCGGCGCATTGTTCAGCGTCACACCGACAAGGTTTGCCAGCCCTTTCAGGCCGAGCGCATCATCGCCGATGTAAACCTGCTCGTCGTTATCCATCTGCCATTTGAGCTGCATCCCGTCGTACTTCTGGGTATCAATCGGGCGACCTACCTGCTGAGCTGCTGCCAGCTCTACAACGGTCCAGCCCAGTTCCATACCCCAGAGGTTCAGTGGATTGCCGTCTTTGCTGATATCCACGTTCACGCCAGCAATAGCGGTGGAGTCTTTGCCTACCCAGTTTTTACCATTCGGATTTGCGCCAGTACCAGCAGCGCCAAAACTGGTGTTAGTCCAGCTGGAAATGTCATCTGCGATAGAAACGTCTTCACGCAGCTGAATATCGCGGGTCCAGGTGTAACCCACCAGCGGCAGGTTCAGCGTCTGGTCGAGTCGCTCCAGCTCCCCGATGAGAAAGGCACCAGAGCTATCAACGGTTGCCTGATCAAAAGTAATCATTCGTCTGTTCCTTAAATCTTCCAGGAGATTTCTGCATTGCCGTTAGCGTCACCGGCCCCTGTGAATTCGGCGTTGGTCAGCGCCACGTTTTTGCCACTGACGGACGTGGACATGAAGCCGCCCAGCGGCACTTTTATGGATTCATCAGTGGAGACGACAACGTATACCGGGTCGCCTTTTTTGATGGTGCTGGCATCAAAATCAGAACCGAGATTAACGGTCATGTAGCCACGCTTCATGGCGTCACCCGGGAAGTTCTTATCCGTCCCCACCTGGCGAACCATGTCTGGCTGTGATGTGGTCGGATACGGACGAACGTAGATCCCCTTCACCTTGTCGGCGGTGTCACCGTCCGCCAGCGGCACGAAAAAGCCGTCAGCGTCGTATTTGCCAGCCAGACCATAGGCAGCGAAGGCGTTAGCGGATTTAAGGATCACCGGTTCGACGGTTAAGTCCTGCGGGCGAGAGATAGCCCCGGCAATGCCAACAGGCATCCGGTACAGATATGCAGTCATTGGATTATCCTTTGCGGTTAGACCAGAAGTCGGCGTTTTGTTTGTTCAGGGAAGCGATGCTGGTCATGCCCATATTTGGACGTTGTGCATCGCCCGTGGTGCTGCGGGTGTTTCGCCCTTTGGCAATCTCAGACACGGCGTTAAACGCCATATCGACCGATTGCTTGGGCAATTTGCGGATATCTGCATCACCGACAACCTGGCGAACCAGTGTTTTGTCAGCGGCGGACAGCACATCACGTTTGAACGCGGTCGGTTTCACCTTACGGCTCAGATCGATACCCGGAACGATAACTTCGGCACGATAAGCAGCGTCACCGGTAATCGTGGTTTCCTCTTCGTCGTCCTCACCGTCGCAGGTAGGGTCTTTGTTATCTTTGCCGTCAGGCTTATTGTCGTTATCGCCCGTCGCAGTTCCTTCGAGCTTAGCCAGCAGGGCTTTGAGCAAGGTTTTGATATCGTCCTCGCCGTCGCCGGTTGGCTCTCCGCCCATTTCCGGCTTTTTGTCCGGCAATGGTTGCTGCGGTGAAAGGTTAATGTTGAGGTTAACGCCGCTCGGCAGATCCCCTTCGTCACCCGTTACCGCCGCTGGCGCAGAGTCCAGCAGTTCGTTCATGGTGTCAGCGTCACCCGTTTTGATGGCCGTGCGCATGCGGGTCCACCAGCTTTTCTTTTGATTTGCCATTGTGTCTCTGTCTCCAATTGCACAACGATTTCCGGCTCTGCCTTTGGGGACAAGAGCCACATGGTTTCCGGTAATATCGACCTGCTCGGCTTTACCTGGCTCGGTCTGCTCGTACTCCGCGTCATAGCCGCACGACACTTCACGCAGGCCATCTTCGATAAGCTGAATGGCGTTTTCGTCTTTGACGATAAGGTCAGCCAGCATCAAATCAGACTGATCACCAGTCCCGCGCCGAACGTTCTGAAGATGCCCGACCGCAAGCTCTTTCCAGTTCTCGGGGTTGACCAGCCGCACATTCCCGTTTTCATCTTCAGGATGCAGGATCGTGATGCTCATCCCTTCGAATGAGGCGAGCGTGGCCGGATGGAATACCTGCTCAGGAGAACGCGTGACGACTATTTCACCGAACTTATCGGGTTTCAGTTTTGGCAGGTCATCAGCACCATAGAGCTGCTTACCTGTTCGTCCTATCGGCACGTCTTTGCACAGCAACGAGCCGTCAGCCAGCTGATAGCGGGTTTCCCCCAGCCGGGTATTGAAAAAATATTTCATGGTTTACCTGCGATTCAGGCGAGATAAGAATGAGGGTTGGGGAAGACGATTTCTTTGTAACAGCGGCAGTTCGGGAGCTCGCCAGCGTGACCGGTCATGCCGTCAAGCGTTGGAGGTCGGCCCCATTCGACAAACTTCCCTTCCATCTCTCGATGAGAATGCCGGACGTCGCCATCTTCGGCTGTACGCCAGATATAACCATTCGAGCCGATTGACAGCGCACGCGCCTGATCCAGTGCACCGGTTGCGCGCCCAAGCTCAGTCCGGGCGATAAGGTTCGCTCGTGAGCGTGACACGTCACCGGAAGCAGCTATCTCTTTCGCGAATGGCTCAGCGCGGCCACCAGTTACTACAGCCTCGATGGCCTTGTTCTGAATGTCATACACCCGATCGGCGGCCTCAAGAGGCAGAGATTTGATGTACTTAATTTGCTCGGCGACGATGGATTTCATCACCTGGCCTACCGGGGCGCGGTCGACCATGTTGCGTAGTTCTGCGCTGATGTTCCGACTGTGCTGACGCCACTGCTTTTCATTCTGGCGCGCAATGTCGGCGGTGAAGCTCTCAGCAACCTTAGTCGCCCAGGGGGTGATGATTTCGCTGTAGCGCTCCAGCGCATCCATTATTTCGGTGACGCTATCGTTTGAACCATCGTAGCGCCCATTTACGATATCCCCGACCGCCCGCGCTATCTGCCGTAGGCTCGTTCGATATCGGATCTCCGCCTGGCGACTCTGGCGGTTTGTCGCCAAGTTCGCCGATGCCTGGCGGCGCTTCGTCTTCGGCATTCTCGATATCCTCGTCGGTAATGGATGCCCCGATGCCGGTGACGTCAGAGTTTTCGCGCAGGTCGGTCATCGCCGCCTTACGCGTCATCAATCCGTCGCCCAGCGCGGTACTGATCGCGTTGGTGGTGTTTACGGCCACCGTTGATCGGTCAACGTCTGACATTTGCCATAGCGGGTTAAACTCAAACGTGAAATCGTCCGGCAGCGGCTTTCCGAGTTCCGAGCGGTGCATAATGTCCAGTATCCGGCGCATCGGCAGCCGTAAGCGGCGCTCCTGCAATGAGCTCACCCGGTCGTAATAGTTGGCGAGGTCTGCATCACCAGTAGAGAAGCCTTTCGGGGATTGACCGAACAGGCGTACCAGCGGGATACCAACGGCACCGCTGATCTGCTCAGCAAACTGCGAAAGAATGTCATCCAGACCACTAAAGCTGTACTGGTGGGTTTCGAACTTATCCCGCGAGTCCATGAGCGTCATGCCTTCATTGCTCTGGAACTGGCGGATCAGGTCGATGTTCTTCAGCAGCGCCTCGAACGCCGGGCCTCCAAGCGCGATAAGCTCGCGCAACTTCTCCACGCTATAGGTACGCAGATGCGCTTTATAGACCAGCTGCGCCGCGCCGACAGTGGCGCTATCGAACGCAGTAAGCCGATCCCAGATACGCTCTACAACCGACATTCCCCATTCGTTTTCGGTCATCTTCTGCTGGAATGGCAGCGTGACGCCATCAAAGCGGATCAGGCGGCTGTGATGGATGCGCCAGGCCGGAATGCCCGTTGCGGTGGTCACCACGTCGTAAAACTCAGGCTTGCCGAGGTCCGGCCCCATCTCTTTAATGCGGCGTGTCAGCACCGGGTTAATCATCCAGCGGTCGAGCGGGAGAATGCCCTTAAACTTGCCCTCGCCAATGGTTTCGAGTCGCAGCGGGGTCATTGGTGCTTGCCCCTCGATCATGATGAAGCCGACCGCGCCGCCGTAGAGGCGAGACCATTTCAGCACGTCGTTCAGCGCATCCCAGATCTGCAACTCATCCAGTTGCGCTTCGAGGGTGCCACGGTCTTTGGCGTCAATCTCCGAAGTGATGCGAATGCCCTTTCGGGTCATATCGTCCGGGATAGCGTCGACCGCTTCACCGATAACCCACGAACCGCGATATGACCATTCCACCAGCATGCGGTTGCGGCTGGTGGAGTTCGCCCGGTAGGTCGATGCTGAATGCTGGTTAGGCGTCTGCATCCCAACGCGGGCGACGAAGTTCTCGTAGCCGTCAGCGGTGGGCTGTGCCGTTCGCTGAGAGGATTGCTTGTTTCGTGCCATCAGGCCTGTCTCCCTAGCAGCTCCCAGATGTTCAGAGCTGAATTCATTGGCGCGTAGCTGATCATCACCGAGTCGGCGAGGTTCGGCGACTTGGTGCCGTCAGGCTGTTTATCAACAACGATTTTCCCCACGCCGTTAATGGAGTAGGTCGGCTGCGACAGCTCGATGATGAGTTTGTCTTTGCTCGCCATAGCGCTGCTGATTGAGATGATTTCGTCCGGATTGTAGGCCATGCCCTCAACCACGGCGCGATAGGTGTTCTGGAAAAGCTTGCGTAGCCACCACCAGCTCTGGGCCTTGGCGTTGGCGAAGAAGTCCTTGTTCAGGCGTGCGGCCTGTCCGTTGTCCCCGCGCACCGCTTCATCGTCCGGATCAAATACCGCGCCGCTACCACGAAACGGTGTGGCGAGTATTGACGGTCGGCGCGCAGCGTTACGCAGTTCGTTGATGGCGCGTGCATCGCCGCGAACGCCAGCGCCCAGGCCGTCCTCGTCGAAGCGAAATTCTTCGAGGTTGTCCTGTTCGCAAAAGCCGAAGACCTTCTCAACGGACTGGTAAATGTCGCTGCCCACGCCGGACCATTCACGCACGTTCTCCAGAAGGAAGCCGTGACGGGTCGAAAAGGCATTTTTGTCCCGGCCTTCGTCGGCGACGTCCATCGCGCCAAGTCGCTTGCCCGTTGGCTGAATACCAAGTTTGATATGCGCGTCGACGGCAGCCTGTACCCAGTCGGACGGGATCAGGACGCCTTCCGCAGATGCGCTGTAGTTCAGGTCAAGTTCCTGCGCCACCACCACCGGATTGTCGATTTTCTCGCATTCCCTGCGATACCACTCTTCATCCTTGCGCGGGTCATCCCGCCAGTGGAACGTGAATACTGGTATCTTTCCGCCGTGGCGCTTCTGCGCGAACGGGTTCGCCATGCCATTAACCGAGCTCAGGTCAATACGGCAACGGGTGGTTTGCGACAGCGCCGCATCAATCAACAGAGGACGCTGGAGGAATGCAGCTTCATCCACCAGGTAGAGCGTGGTACGGTCACCACGTCCGATATTGTCGCCAGCCTCGCCTTTGATAACCGCGCCAGTATCTGGAAACTCAACGCGCATATACGGCGCATGCTTCTTCTCGTCCCACGAACCACGAAACTCGATGGGCAGTGTTTCCACGAACTTTCGCGCCTTCCAGAACAGCGCCTTCGGGTCACCGGTGCTGTCGACGTATTCCTCTTTACGGGAGCCGAAACCGATAACCATTTCTTTGTTGAAGAGACAAAGCGAGCAGGCCAGCCCGATCGCGGTCCAACTGAGCCCCATTTCGCGGCTCTTTTCGGTGATGCCGTTCTCCAGTCGTTCGCGCCGCTCAATGATCCAGTGAATCCACTCTTCCTGTTTCGGGAACAGCAGAAAAGGGATTGTGACCGGCAGGCCATAATCGATGTTACGCGGGTCAGTAGTCATACCCCAGTCGATGATGAACTGTGCCGGGTTGGTGCGGTAAAACTGCTTTAGTGCTGGCAGCATTTCAGGGTTCTGGCGAATGCGCTGTAAGCGCTCCATCCGCCATTCAAAAACCATCTGGTAATCAGGGTTTCTGAAATCGAATTCAAACGGAAGAGGCATAAACAATTCCAGGCATTGAGTTTTTGCGTAACAAAGTTGATATTGTTTATGTACCAATTACAGGAGGTTTTATGACACCAGCAGTTAGCGCTAAGTTGTTGGAATTAACCAACGACCTTAACAACGAAGTAAAATTGTCTGCAATTTATGCTCTCGGCGAGAGTGCTTCAGCAACGCCAGCTCATGTAAATCGCTTACTTGATTTATCTTCGGATCTAAATCACAACGTCAAAGTCGCTGCAATTAAAGCTCTTGGCCGTATTACTCGACCAAAACAAGCCTAGAATCCATAGCCGCAACATGCGGCTATCACCCCATCATCTTGCGGTAAATCTCTGCGGACTGATCTGCGGTGAGGTTGGTCGTCTCGGTCTTGATCGGGCCGCCATCCTTGCCAGTGCTTTCAACCTTCAGCTTATTGGTGTAAGCGTCGCCAACCTCTTTCGCGGCCTGTTCAATCAGCTGCGCCGTCAGGGAGAAGTTTTTCATCCCCTCGGTTTTGGTTGCCATGCGGTCAAGCACGCGGAGGCGATAGGATTTGTTCGCGATCGGAATGTCGCTGGTTTCGGTCAGGAACCGTTCGCGCGTAGCGTGGAACATCTCGATCCACTTTTTGGCGAGCGTCTTACCGCTGGCCTTCGTGGGGTCGTGAGATTCAGCCTGCTGGCGGGTGATCTTGATCCCGAATTCTTTTTGGACAGCCTCAACCACCTGCGTCGGCGTGTCATAGCACGCAAGCGACTGAATGATGAAGGCTTTCACATCAGGTTTTAATGCAGCCATAAATCACCATTCGTCTTATTCAGTCCAGTTTTAAGCCAGTCGCAGCATGCACGTCCCGCAAGCTCTGGCAATATCGAGATGAGCAACCTCCGCTGGCTGATTCGCCGCATCAATCATTTCCTGCACATCACGGCTCGCACCGTAACGGCGAACCACGCCCACAAACTCTTCCACGTCATGGCCGCGCAGCTTCAGCTTTGGCTGCCCTTCCTGCGTGAACTTCGGCACACCAAATTCATCTGTCGCTTGGCAGATGTGATAAAGCTCGTGCTCTATCAGCGCGCAGAATTCCAGATCGGAACATTGCGAGCAGTAATCGGCGGCCAGCGTGATGATGAACTGCGGCACCCTGCCGAACCATTCATACATCTGCTGCTCCATCCGCGCTTTCTGCCAGCCTCCGGCCCGCATTGCCACTTCTTCCGCCTGCCCCAGCACGGAACGCCCTTTCTTCTCGAAAGCGTTCGATGCCCAGAGAAAGCACAGATCCGCTTCAAGCAAATGCTGGTGGTCATGGTTGTAGAGGTCACCCTCATCGCTCAGGATGTGCTGATTCAGCCACTCGCCAACGTCATTAGCGGGCATAATGCTGATGTACGGCTTCGGGTCAGGTGGCATCGTAAAATGCGCTGGTGGGTGTGGTCTGTTCATGAATAATTCCAGTGCTCCATTATCGAAGCCCCTCAATGAAGGGCTTCTGTAATGCCGCGATCAGCCAATAAGTAATTCCGGCTGCGTTACCTGCATGATGTGCTCATGTTCGAGCTCCAGGACGCGCTTCTCTTTCTTCCGCTCGTTCATCAAACGGCTTCCGATCGTGCCTTTCAGCTTTGAGCGCGTTTCTTTGATGGCGTAGCGATGCTGCAATTCTTCACCCATCGCCATGCGCCGGTTTAGCTGCTCGGCCATCCAGTTGAAGGCATTGATGTAACACTCCTTCACTGCGGCAGCTGTTTTGCCAGTGAATCCCATCACTAGCATCATGCATCCGTCGCGGGTGATGTTATACATAGGCTGAACATCGCCATTTTTATCAATGAAATCAATGGGCGCAAAATTGCGCTGGGTGAAGTCATCGGAGCATTTCAGGTTACGTATGGCACGCAAAACGTCTTTGTGTCGCTTGCCAAAGTAATCCGCCACCTTGAGTGATGTGGTGATTATCTTGTTGTCGAGGGTCGTGACCATTTCGCGGAAGTCGAAGGCCGGAATAACTGACGGATTATTCATAGCGTCTTTACCTTTTAGAAAGTGAGCCTGTCTCACAGAAAAGCCGCCCGAGAGAGGTCGCCACCTATAACGGCATTTCTCAGGCTCGCTTACTGAAAGGCTCTCGTTAATATGCGCGTGAGATGCGCGTTTACTGCGGACATAAAAAAGCCCCGCATCGCGAGGCTCATTAAATTGACTTTGTGATTTGCAAAAAAATTATTTCAGGCATTGCGTCCTGATGTATTCCTGCAGGTAGTTAACCTGCGCGGTTATCTTGTCGATTCCACTTCGGAGACGGTAATAATTGAGTTCAGCATCTGCTGTAAGTCTTGGGCTTTCTCCATCGCCCATGCTGCTGGCTCCGGTCGTTGACTTTGCACAGGTGGCGGCGACTTGCAGCCGCTTACGGCCAGCAATGACATCGCTATGCAGACGCTCAATGGTTTCTTTCGCATCAGCCAGTTCTCCGGTGTATTTGGCATCCAGTGCAGCGACATCACGCTGGCGGGTCTGCATGTCTTTAATGGTGGCGGTCGCCAGGAGGAGTTTCTCAGTGGCCTTATCGCGCTGGTCTCTGTAAGTGATGGCGTTGTCGCGGTAGTGGTTCACGAAGAAAGCCAGTGCGCCGATTAACGCCAGCACCAGCAACTGCAGCCAGTAACGCTTAACCAGTGCGCTAATCATGACAGGAACAGAGCTCGCTCTGCCTTGCGGCGATTCGTGAGCCCCGGCATCACCTTTCCGCCTGATTTATTCCAGCGCAGAAATTCATCTGCCGCGCCTTTTATATCGCCAGCATTCAGCTTTTTCAGCAGTGTAGATGTGGAAAGAGCACGCGACCCAACGTTGTAAGCGAACGACACCAGTGCGTCGAACTGGCCTTGTGTCAGCTTCACCCTGACAACTTTCAGCACGTCATTCTCATAACCAACAAGCCCTGTTTTCAGAAGCCTGTCAGCGGTTTGCTGGTCGATAGTCATACCGCGCTTTACTGGCTTTCCGTCAACCGGATGGGTCCAGCCATAGCCGATGGTCCACGGCGCATCTCCCGTTCCGGGGTCGGGGTAAGCAGTCAGCCGACAACCTTCAAATTTTTTTATCAGAGCAATTCCGTCAGGACTGGTTTGCATCGTCAACTCCCGCCTTTTTTGCTGCAAGTTTTTTAATAAGATTGCCGATCGAATCGGTGCCGATGTATCCAATAAAGACGCTGGCTATGTAGGCGAGGTTGCTGCTCAGGCCGATAAAGTCCAGAAGGTCACGAACGAACCAGGCAATCATCGCGCACATCAGCGCATCAATTAGCGTTTTTGTTACCGCGCCGCCGTTATAGCGACCACGCAGATACGCCATGATAAAAGCCAGCATTGCACCAATACCCTGCTCCTTGGCGGCAAGTAGCGCAGCGATGAAATCTTGTTTGTATGGCATTTTCATAGGCCTCACCTCCGATTTTCCGGATGGTGCTGTGTGTGTTTGTAGGGGAAAGGCCGTCAGACTCTGATTGCTACATGGCATCTGAAAATGATATCTGCGGCCTGCAATAAAAAAGCCCACGGCGCGGTGGGCAATAGAGGGTAGTGCGTTGAGCTTTTGCTCTTATGGTCCTGGTAGGTATTTGGCGGGACAGGAAGGATTCGAACCTTCGACCAATCGGTTAACAGCCGATCTCACAACCTCTGTGCTTCTGACCCTGAATGCAAAAAGCCCCTGCATTTCTGCAAGGGCTTAAATGTGGTTCACACCGCTCCGCGCAAGGCATCTCCGCTGGTGGGTAAGCTCTTTCGCCTTTGACGTCCGAGCATATCTGAATTATGCAGTTTCAAAACTCGTTTTCAAGTCTTTTTCGCAAGTTTTTGCATTTTCGAAGCCAAATTCATCTTTTAACGTGAAGAAGACAGCAGAATTAAACAACTCAATACACCAGCGCACGCGGTCAATACATTGCTTTTCGGTCAGAAACGGCGCGTAGTAATATTGCATCCACCGTGCCATGTCATTAATGGTTTTCCTCCAGGTGTAATAGTCCTTCCCTATCTCATACACGGGATTCCCCGGCTTGAAGGACTTCAGGATGATAGCCTCCATGAATGCAGCTTCCTCTTGATCCCCGGCGTTGCCGATCAGGTCAGAAAGTGATTTCTTCGGCCAGATGATGGCTTTCGCCTGCTCAAACAACGCATCGCCGGTATAGCCAATTTTACGCAGACCAGACAGCACGGTAGCGATCCGCTCCTGCTGCTCGCCAGTCCAGCCGGTCAATATCATTGACCACATACCACCGCCACCAGAAAGGTGCTCTGTTCCACTGCCACCGTACATGCCGCCCCAGTGGTTCAGCAACGAACGAACCCAACGGCTTTGCGATGGTGTAAGTCGGCGGTATTTCCCCAGGTAAGATCTGCGTGGAGCTGCTGCTAGCGTCACCCAGGCGTTTTGCGGGTTGGTACGCTCAACAGACGCTTTCTGGTAATTGTTAATGTCGTTGCGTGTCATTGTCCGTTCTCCCGAATGATGATCTGGCCTTTCTCGCCCCATAGCTTTGTAATGCGACAATCCCAGACACTGGAATCATCATCAAACAGGGCATCCATCAGTGCTTTAAGCATGTTGTCGCAGTCTGGTTTTGACTGGTGCGGCTTGCCGTTGAGCTGTTCCCGCTTCTTTTTGCTCCAACTCGGGGGCATTGGCATAACGAAGGTGATATGCGCGCCGGACTCAGGGAGATTGATTTTGCGCAGACGTGCTTCATCGCAGAATGCGCGGTAACGCATGACCGCAGGCCGTGTTTTCCATTTGTCGGCGCGGGTCATACGGGGCTTGCCGATCGGCGTGATGTCGTAAATTTTCATGCTGGCACCACCAGCCCAAGGCGGGCTATCTGGATAACGGTCAGAACGATAGCGCGGTCCATCAGCTGGCGGCGTTCGTCTCGCGATAGCTTGCTGCCGTTGTCGATGCTGTCGTGGCAGCAAACGCAGATCGCCGCCGTGGCGCAATCATCGGCTTTCAGGCCCATGCCTTTGCCTTCATTGCGATGCGCTACCTGTGTCCCCCACGAACCGCATAACACGCACTGCTCGATCTGCCCGACAGCGGCGAGCCATTTTTTGCTGCGGTAGGTTTTCTGACTGGGGTTATTTCGCATTGCTGTTCCCCCAGCGCTTTGCCCACTCGATTTCATTGCGGGATTGTTCGCTGAATGTGACGCCCTGCTGGGTGCCGAACCAGTAAATCGCCTCGATGACCTCTACCATCTGGGGAATGGTCATTTTGCTGGTGCGCTGGCCGAACATCACGACGCCGCCATCAAGCCCGGGGGCCATTCGCTGTTCCTGCTTTTTGGTCTTCGCCACCAGCGCGGTGATGAGGTCTTTCCAGTCGTCGGAATCGTATTTATTGCCGAACCAGAGAACCTGGTCGGAAAGATCTTTCAGTAGCGGCCACATCTTGCGATTTTGAATAGCGGTGCGCGTCGACTCTTTGACGTCGAGTATCAGCGGGCGCTTACTGTCGACTGGCAACTGACGAATGTAGTTGATAGCGTTCTGCTTAACGCTTTCGTTAACGAGGTGGAATTGTTGGCTCACGCGTCACCCCCGAAGAGGTTAAGCGACAGATACGACAAATCGCTGACGTCGGATAACGTCAGGCGAATGTGTTTAAGCTGGTGGTGCTGCGCCATGGTGTTCTCCGTGGCGCGAATGTCCGGGTGTCAGTTGTTCAGGCTGACAGGGATATTATGGATGGGCATTGTGGCAAAAGCAATTTAACGCCGACAAAAAAAGCCTCCGAAGAGGCTTGTATGTTATTGATTACATTGTGACATGTCACAATGCTAATTTAGTTTCATGCCAACCACGCGTAACCCAGCATTTCGAATCACCGTCGCACGGACACGACTTAACCGGCAGCGCATCTCCGCATTTACCGCAGCGGTTCGCGCTGATTGACTTAATGCGACCACGAACGCGGGCATCGTCCTGGCGGATCAGCATCGCGACGTATTCGCTCATTTCATACGGCGCTCGCCCCGGGCGGCGTGATGCACAATTGCGCTCCAGCATCTCCAGTTCCTGCGTATCAAGCATGAGCTCAAATTTACGACCACCAGCAGCAGCTTGCCGGGCTCGCTGGGCGGCTTTGCGTTCAGCGGCAGATTTAGCCATGACCGGACTCCTGAATAGCGGCACGACAGGCTTGTTCAACATGTGTGCGTACCATTTCCCGGCAATCTTCCGCATTGTCGGCATAAGTTGCCATAATTCCATTTACTGCTGCGCTGATCACAGAATCAGGCACTGTCTGCGGCGCTGGCTTAAGATGCTGGCGCGGCTCTCCGTCCTTCGGCTCCGGCCACTGGCGCGCCATGTTCACTTTCAGCTTTTCTTCCATCGCAGCTGTGATTTCACCGTCACTGATACCGGCGCGCCGCTGGGCGTCCCATAACAGGAACTGCATGTCAGCCCACTCGCTGAGGTCGTCAGGTTCTGCGGCAGCTTCCAGCGCCTCTTTCGACAGGTGTTTAAGCGGGCCAACGGGACCAACATCGCCGAAAGTCTTATCTGACCATTCAGCGTGTTCACGGCGAACCTGTTCGCGCTTACTTACAGGTTGGCTACCCTGAAGCATGGCGGCGCGGCAGGCGTTCACATCACCGTAAATCGGACCGATTAGATTAAATCCTTTCATGGGCCAGCCAGCAGGAGAATAAGCAACTGAGCCATCATCGGACACGAATAAAAAGCCAACTGGTTTCAAATCAGGCACAGATACCGGCGCTGGCGGGGCGGCGTAAAGCGGCATAGCATCTTCATGAAAGGAGGGAGAGTACCCACACGGTCCTTTTCGGAATGTACCAACAGGCTCAGCCTCCAGCGATGCCAGCGCGATGCGAGCCAGCTCCAGTTCTTCTTCAAGCTCTGCACGGTTTTCAGAGAAAGCGGTCTGTGTAACGGCAAACTCCAGACTCTTAACCTTTTCGCGCGCACGTTCACGTAATTGTTCTCTGGTAATAGGGTTCATGGGTTAGTCCTCCCTGTACGGATTTAATTTGTTGTGCAGTTTGTTAAATGGCCCCCATACGATGGAGCTATACCACTCAGCTATCTTTTCTGCCTGTTCTCCTGCTAACCAGATGAGGACTATCGGTGATATTGGAATCATTAAAATAAGAAAGAGAAGGAAAAATAGAGCCTCTTTAACACGGCTTTGGCGCGGATAATTCTTCAGGAATATTTTGGTCACAAGTTATCCCCCTCTTGATACCGCTCGAACCAGAACACAACTGGTGCGTTAGTCTGTTTAACCAGGCCAAATGATTCCGCTGTGCGGTAACTTCTTGACGCACGGCGAGTTACATCAACCTGAGTGGCTATGCGGCTGCGAAAGTCTTCTACTGTGCTGCACATTTTGAACAAGTTGCATGGAATGCATGCTGGAACCATGTTGCTGACCGTGTCATTTTCTGGCCTGTCCATTGCGTAGCCGTTGCTGATATTTCTTCGTACCGCTTCTACATGGTCTGCATGCCACTTATCGCCAAGTTCACAGCCGCAATAAGCACAGCGACCGCCAAACTTCATGCGCAGTTCTGCACGCTGTTTTTTCGTCAGTGCCATCTCATTCCCCCTTCACGCCAATGCCAGCGGCGCGGAGTGCTTCTATGAAAACATCAAGCCCCTGATTAAATCCGATAGCCTCATAAAACTGTTTTGTGTGCATGTCCGGTGAATTGCGATATTCGGGCAGCTTCACCGTCCGCGCCTCCAGTTCTGCTATGCGCTTCTCTGCGGCTTCCAACTCATCTAGCAGCGCCAGCATTGTTTCTGGGCTAGCTGCAGCGATATATCTCAATATGTTTTCAGACTGTTTCACTCCCCCTGCGGCTTTATTCAGACAGTAGATAGCCTCTGCTCCGCCTACTGTGATATATCCCCGCCCTGGGGCGCTGAGGTCGCTGGTGTAGACGTACTCCCAGTCATTTTGTCCTGCACGTTCAACCGCTTCACGTAATGCGCGTTTGTCGATGTTGCTCATTGGGCGGCCTCCTGAATAACAGCACCTTTGGATTCAATGCGCTTATGGCGCTCACGAAACCACTGGTGAAGATCCATCAGCTCTTTGTCGAGTGGCGCGTATTCGCGGTCAAAATAGGCCTGAGCGTCTTTCTCGTCCTCGTTGGGTAGCTCGCCGGGACCAAGCAGGGTGTTAAAAATCCAGGCCATCCCGTTCTTGGCGTCGCCGGTGGTGCGCCAGTCGATAACAGCCGCTTGCATGATAAGCAGGTTCTTACCGAACATCCGATCAAGCTCTTTGAAGCGATTGCGGATGTACTCATTCTCGTCTTTCAGCTCGGTGTTCTGCTTATCTGCGTCAGCCAACACATCAGCGCGAGCACGCTGCACATCCAGCTGCGTCGCCAGTTCGCGCACCAGCGCGGCAGACTCAGCGCAATGCAGCTCTTTCGCCAACGCATGCCCGGCAGCTACGAGTTCTTTGGTTTTGTTGGTCATGCCGCGTTCTCCTGATGAATGATTTCCAGATCCAGCTTTTGAGCCAGAGCGTGTTCCGCTTTTGCGCCTGCTGATTTCTGCCAGCCGGACAGCAGGAAAATGCCGTCAGCGCAGCGGAGCATAGCGAGACAAATATCCATGTACTCTGGCTGGCTCAGGCCATCGGGAAGCGTCGCAGGGTTTAACACCACATGGCCTTCCGACGACAGGCGCATAGCCTCAAAATGGAACGCAGGGCGGTTAAATTTCGGGATGCCGGTCATTGGCCCAGCAATGTAAATTTTCATCAAAATTCCCTCTTTTTGTTGGGTCTGGCATCATTCGCGCGGCGTTTCTGCTCAGCAGCAGCCTGGTCACAGTCGTAGATCGCACCGTTGCGCTGGTCGCAATACACAACGCCGGTCGGGCCGTGGCGGTTCAGGCGCAACAGCAATTCGGTAGCCGCCTGATCTGCGTTTTCGTCGTATGCGCCTTCGCGGTAGATGCCGATCCAGTAATCACAATCCTGCTCAATCTGCCCGGTGTCGCGGGAATCACTCGGCATCGGGCGTTTGTTAGTGCGCTTCTCCAGATCACGGTTCAGCTGGGTAAGCAGCACCACGATGCAGTTCAGTTCCTTCGCCAGGTTCTTCAGCCCCTTCGTGATAATCCCGTAGGCCAGGTCGTTACGGTCAGCCTTGTCGGCGGTCATCAGGGTCAGATAGTCCACCAGCACCATGCCGACAGCGCCGCGTTCGCGTTTGATGCGACGTGACTCTGCGACGATATGCGCCAGCGTGATCCCGGGCGTGTCGTCGACGTACAGGTTTCCGTTCTGGGCCAGCCGTCCAGCGGCAGCAAAGGCCATTGAGACTTTTGTGTCGTCGTACCGATCGCCATAAAACACATCGGTATTTACGCGGCTCACCTGCCCCACCATGCGCTCCACAATCTGCTTATCCGGCATTTCGAGGCTGAACATCAGCGCGGGGAGCTGCTCAACTTCGGCACAGTTGACGGCCAGCTGGCTATACAGCGTGGTTTTACCCATCTTCGGACGTGCGCCGATCACCATCAGAGCACCTTTAACCAGTCCTTTCGGTTGCAGCAGGTCATCCAGCGAGCCAATCCCCGTCGACAGTCCACGCGTTGCGTCTGAGTCGCTCCAGCGCGCTTCCACCTCGTCCACCCAGTCGCCCATCACTTCCGAAAACTCGCGGAGCCCCCGGCGGTTACCGGTTTTCGCGTAGTCAGCGATATCAGTGAACAGGGTCTGAATAGCGTCAAACTTCTGGCTGGTGGTCATCCCGTTGCGGGAATACAGCAGCTCGGTGGCGCTGTTCAGCTTGTCAATGCCGTAACGCTCCATGGCTTTCTCGCGCACCAGCATGGCGTAGTGAACGATGTTCGCCGCGCTGGGAGTGTTTTTGGATATCTCGGCCATGTAAGCGAAGCCACCAGCCTGCTCGCCAAGCCCTTTAGATTCCAGCGACTCAATCAGGGTGATCAGGTCGATAGGCTTCTGGTTGGCTGCCAGCTCCCGCATCTCGGCGAAAATCACCTGGTGGGGGCGGATGTAGAACGATTCTGGTTTGAGCATCGACATGGCGGTCTGGCAGCGATCACTACCGCTATCCAGCATCATGCCGCCCAGCACACTTTGTTCGGCTTCGATGTTCTGCGGGATCATGTTCATGTCGGTCATAGCGCTTTCTCCCTGGTTTTCAGCAGGGTGTCAGAGCGCAACAGATAATCGAAACTGGCGCGCCAGCCTCTGTCGTTCTCACCGAAGTAAAACTTTGGTGCTCGCTCAGCGAAAGCGGCGAAGTAATTCTCCACCGCCTCGACGGTTGGCTCTTTCAGTTCGGTCAGCAGGCGTTTGATAGCACGGCGACGTTTGTCGTTTAGTGCCTCTGCCTGGGGAAGGCGGTCTCCCAGGGTGGTGTTGTATGCAGACAGCACCGCCTGGTAGTCGATCTGAGTTTTCTTTGTGACAGGTTTTTCTTCCTGCCCGACACACTCCCCCTCTGGGGGTAGGGGGGTATTGTTTATTGTCTTTTGTATATTGTCTTTTGTGGTTAGCAGATCCTGCTTAGTTTCAAAAGCAGATTCTGCTAAGGTTTCACCATCATCCTTAGCACCTTCCGCTAATGTTTCCTTAGCACTTTCAGCTAAGTTTTTATTAGCAACTTCCGCTAAAGAATCCTTAGCAGGTTTAGCTAATGTTTTGCAGAATCCGTTAATCTTTGTTTTCCACTCGATGATGCTGGTATTCATACCCACGCTACGCCCCTCCTGGACCAAGACTTTTTTGGCAACAAGCTGATTTTTTGCAGTCGAACAGTGTGTGTGATGCTTGGCAATCATCTGCTCAAGCTGGTCATTGCTAACCCAGTCCATCTTCTTGTTGTAGCCGTACGTCTTGCGCCAAACAGCGAGGACGACACACAGCTCTGTTTCGCTTAGTCCGGATGCCATGACAGCATCGAGAAGCTCATTAGCAACACGAGTAAAACCATCTTCCAGCTGCGCCACGCGATGCTCCACGACCTCCAGCGGCGGCCTGTAGTCTGCTAACTTAACGACGCCCATTTTTCACTCCCGACGTAGCGAGAGCCAGACGGATCACGCCAACAAGACGTTCGGCGAACGCCCTGTTTTTTGACGCGGCAACCACCAGCCCGTCAGGGGAATCCTGAAGGCGTCGTTCCTCATTTTCCTGGTACTTTTTGCGCTTTGGCATTAGAATTAACCTCGCAATTTACTGACGTTTGTTGCACCTGAGAGCCGCTTGTGTTCGTGCACAGCGGCTTTCGCCTTTTCAGAACAGGCCCGGCTGGGCGTTCCGTTTAACTTTTCGCTTCTCAAAGCGGTCAGCGGGTAGCTGCTGCTTCTCCGCCCACAGTTTTGCGTGCCGTAAAACATCATCAAAAATCTTCCCCTTTCTGCTTGCCTGGCTCATGCGCTTGTACATGTCGATAGCCTGGAACGCCCCCCCCTGAGCCACACCCAGAGAGAAACCGAGCTTCAGCAGTTCTTCACGCACATGCTTTTCGATGAATTCGATATGGTTCATGGTTTAATCCCACCCCAGCGGCCCCGGCCTTGCCCGTTCGGCTTTCAGCCCGATATCAGCGAGCGTTTCGACTGAGGCCAGATATTCACGCGATACCAGCACTGCTTCCGGTGGTGCGGCCTGAATCCCCAGGAAGGCCAGCTCTTTCGCCATGGTGCTGAAATGCCCTTCGGCTTTACGCCTGCTGGCTGTCGACTCGCTGATGCCCATATGTTCGGCGTATGCCTTCTGTCCCACCGATGCAAGACGGTTGAGCAGGACGCTTTCTATCTCAACCGGATTGATAACTGGCGGGTCTAACTTTCGTGCGATTGCGTTCTCCATGGGTGATAATCCTCATAAAGTGAGTTACGCCACTGGTTTGACTAAATGGCGTGGTTATTTGGATGTGGGAAAATGGATGGAAGATCAGGCCGAAATTCGTATGCCTGAATCTCTCCGTTAACGGCATTAACAAGGTCTGGGACATGAACAGGAGAAATACGCTTCTTCCCGTTCAACCAATCACAGATCGTTGATTGAGCCTTTCCACAGCGTTTAGCTAACTCTTTCTGACTACCGACAAGGGCAATCGCTTTTTCTACTGCGGGGTTCTTCATAATCACCTCAGCTATCAGTTTAAAGCGATTATGTATATCACTTTAGCGATTGTCAATCGCTTATGCGATTCTTTGCCAAACAATCGCCTTGGCGATACTATTTAAAGAGGACTTAAAAAGAGGCTTTTATGGGATTCTCAGAACGCTTAGGGCACGCAATGGACGTCGCTGGATACACGCAGGCTAGGCTGGCGAAAGATGTAGGCATGGCTCAGTCCAGCGTAAATAAGTTACTTAAAGGTGCGAACGGCTCACGAAAAACAGTAGAGATCGCATCTGTTCTGGGTGTGCGTCCTGAATGGCTTTCAACGGGGCAAGGTGAGATGTTGGAATCTGGCATTCGCGAAGCAAACACGCTATGCCAAATTAAACCAGTTATGAATGAGGTTTACCGCGTGGATGTGCTTGACGTTAAGGCCAGCGCCGGTCCTGGCTCGCTAGTTACCAGTGATTTTATCGAAACCATAAGAGCAATCGAATACACAACTGAACAGGCTCGCGCACTTTTCGGAAACCGCCCCGCAGATAATGTAAAAGTTATCACTGTTAACGGCGACAGCATGGATGGAACCATCTCACCAGGAGATCAAATTTTTGTTGATACTGGCGTGACTCATTTTGATGGTGATGGCGTTTACGTATTTGTGTTCGGAAAAACTCTGCACGTCAAAAGACTTCAGATGCAAAGAGATCGGCTTGCTGTCATCTCAGACAACCCTATCTACGAGAAATGGTATGTTGAGTCAGAAGACGAAGATCAGTTCTACGTAATGGCTAAAGTGCTACTAAGACAATCAATAGAGTACAAGCGCTTCGCATAAACCCGGCTTGCCGGGTTTTTTATTGTCCCTGACCTGATTAAAATTCCCCCAATTCCTTCGCTAATGTCATTTCATCGCACATTTCCCAATCAAATAAATAACCTTATAAATCATAAAATTATCGCTTTAGCTAAATAAATTATCGTTTAAGCGATTGACTCAAATAATCGCTTTAGCTATTGTTAGCTCATCCAAACAACGCATTCAAACGCGAATGCCCGGGTAAAAGTTCTGGCAGCCGGGAAGACGGCAAGGGGATGAGATGAAAACTAACCACGCAGTACCAAACAACGGTCGTGCAGTCGTCATGCGCAACAGTCGCACCGGCGCAGCATGGCAGGTTTCCTACGACTACCGCGACGGCACCTACTGGCACGAGCCGCAGGGCAACCTGCGCAACATTCGCCGCCCTTATGCCTCACGCACCATCGAACCAAATCTTGTGCCTGCGGGGACTCACTGATGGGAGCCCTGTATGCATTAGTGCTGACCATCACCATGACGAACGGTGATTACCAGGATGCTGTCGTCGGTATTTTCGACAATCAGCAGCAATGTGAAGCGGCAGCGAGTGAGCAAATGGGCGTCACTAACTGCTATCCAGTCGAAGGCATCATTCACGCTGACGAAACGCCAGCTGGTTATGACGCGAAATTTTGAGGGATAAGGGATGTGCAACTGCATTAATGAGGTCGGTGCTCAGATCGAAGCGCGACTGAAAGAGAAGGTTCCGGAAGGTGCGGAAGTAAGCGAAAGCACTTTTGATACCGGTTGGGATAATCAGGTTCTTTCTCTTTCCGAAGGCAAACTGTTTGTGATGCTGAAATACAAACTGGCGTACCGGGCCAAAAAGAAAAACGGCGAAATGGCTAAAAAACTGAACCGCCTGGAAACCAACGTAAAAATGAGTTTCTGCCCGTTCTGCGGTGAATCTCAAGTTTAACGGTATTTTGACTATCAATCAGTTATAAAGGAAATAGCTATGGGCTGTGATATTCATATGATGGTTGAGGTTAAACGCTCAATTAACGGTGAAGAAAAATGGGTTAATTATGATCATTTCCGTAAAAATCCATGGTATGGAAATGACGATGGCGAACGGGAATTTGAACGTATTGATTTAGAGAGTTCTCGTAATTATGCAGCATTCTCCCAACTCTGCGGAGTCAGAGCCTACGCTGACGAAACGCCTAAGATATCGGAACCACGCGGTTTACCTGACGATGCTTGTGAGTACACCAAGAAGGTATCAGAAGAATGGGGATGTGATGGACATTCTCACAGTTACGTCAGTCTTGCCGAAATTCGGGAGTTCATAAACAACCTTACTCCAATGCCATTCAAAGGAATGATTTCAGAAAAACAGGCGGCAGATCTTGATAATGGTATTAAACCCGATTCATGGTGTGGGTGGACAAGCATGCCTGGCTTTGTTTTCCGGGAATGGGAGGATACGGTAGATGCTTTAAAAAATATTCATGAAGCGCTGGAGAATAGAGCTCTGGAATTATGGTGGTTAGAGAAAAACATTATTCCTGAAAATATTCGAATAGTTTTTTTCTTCGATAATTAAAAGCAATTTTTCAATCAATTAAATACAAGCAGCCATTATGGTGCCGGGATTTTTACAACCTTTTTAAGAGGAATGGATATGCAGGCTACGACCAAACAGCAGCAGGCGATGAACCTTATCGCGTTGCTGTGCCTGATGTACCACTTATCGCCAGCTGACCTTGAGGCCATCGCCCACCAGCTCGCGCACTTCGATGCAGTTTGTGATTACAGAACACAGGGGATTAACAATGCTGCGTGTCATTGATACCGAAACGACTGGGCTGGAAGGCGGCCCGGAAACCGTGGTGGAAATTGCCAGTGTCGATATTGTCGACGGGGTGATCTGCAACCCAATGAGCGACCTCGTTAAGCCAGGCGTGGCGATCGGTTTTGAGGCCATGGCGATTCACCATATCACCGAAGACATGGTGGAAGGCGCGCCGCTGCTCAGTGAAGTAATTGGCCGCTATATGGGTGCCGATGCATACGTCGCCCACAACGCGAAGTTCGATAAAGCCAAGCTTCCCGCAATGAACGCTCCATGGCTCTGCACCGCCAAGCTGGCGCGTTCGCTCCTGCCGGAGCACAAGAGCCACAGCAACCAGTACCTGCGTTACAGCCTCGGGCTGAAACCGGAAGTACCAGAAGGGCTTTACGCTCACCGAGCGCTGTATGACTGCTACGTCACCGCCGAATTGCTGCTCTATATGGGCCGCCTGGCGAAATGGACGATGGGCGAAATGCGCGCCATTTCCAATAACCCTTCCCTGCTGCATGCGCTCCGCTTCGGTAAGCATAAAGGCGTCTCGTTCGCAGAGCTGGCAAAAACAGAACCGGGTTACCTGCGCTGGCTCGTTGCCAACAGCGACGACGAAGACGTGCTGTTTACGGCTGAACACTGGCTGAACGGGGGTAAATGATGGGTACTCCAGTGCTGATCCTCGGTGACTCTGGCGCGGGCAAGTCCTACAGCCTGCGCAACTTCAATCCGGACGATGTGATGCTGCTCCAGTGCATCCCCAAAATGCTGCCGTTCAAGTCTGCGGGCTGGAAACTTCACGGCAAGCAGCTGCCAGACGGAAGCAAACAGCGCGGTAACGTTCTGCGCTCGGATAACTGGGAAACGGTGCTGGACACCATCTATCGCATGGTGCAGTCGAAAACGCGCCGCGTCCTGATCATCGACGATTTCCAGGTGGTCATGCAGCACGAGAACATGAACCGCGCGTACCAGACCGGCTATGCCAAGTTCACCGAAATGGCAGATCACATCTGGCGAATCATCATGGCGGCCACCGAACTTCCGGACGACTTCCGTGTTTATTTCCTGGCTCACACCGAAGAGACCGAGGGAAAGATCCGCATGAAGACCACCGGGAAGATGCTTAACGAAAAGCTGACGCCAGAGGGCTATTTCTCCATCGTGCTGCGCGCCATCAAGAAAGACGGCAAACACGTTTTTCTCATCAAAGGCGATGACAACGACACCGCCAAAGCGCCGCCTGACCTGTTCCCTGATCAGACGGAAATGGACAACGACCTCCACGCCGTAGACGTGGCTATCACCGAATTTATGACCGAATTGTAACTTTGAGGATTTAACGATGAACCAACCAATGACTTTTATGTGGAACAACGAAACGGCTGAGATGGCGAAGAAAGCTGGCGCAACAGGCGGGATCAGCGAAACCGGCGCTTACGAGGGTGAAATCGTTTCTGCGGTGTACACCTTCGGTAAAGATGGCAGCCAGTCCCAGGCGCTCGAACTGAGCCTGGACTCGAACGGGGCAAAAGCAAATTACCTGCGCATTAACTTCCTCGGGAAAGACGGCCAGCAGACTTTCGGCATGGGGCTGGTATCAGCGCTTATGTGGGTCGCCCAGGTCAAACAGGCGCAACCGCAGCAGGTACAGGGTCAAAACGGCATCGAATGGCACTGCCCGGCACTGGTTGGCAAAAAGGTGGGCCTGTTCCTTCAGAAGGTGCTGTACACCAAAAACGACGGCGGCGACGGCTACAAGTTCGAAGTTCGCCACGTTTTCCAGCCGGGAACGCGTAAAACCTACGCCGAGCACGCAGAAAATTCCCCGGCAGAAGCGATCGCCGCGCTTGAACTGTCGATGAAGGACAAGGACGAACGTATCCACGGCGGCGCGCAATTCTCTGGCCCACGCAATACCCAACATGGCGGTAACCCTTATGCAAATCAGACTGGTGGCGCACCACAGTCTCGCTTGCAGCAGAACAGCGGTCAGCCACCAGTCGACTTTGACGACGATATCCCATTTGCGCCGATCGGTCTTCCGTTCCCTTCTCACTCTATCTATGCGCTATGACGCACGCGCAGGACGAAATCAGGGTTGGCGCGGTGCGCCTTCCCTGGCTCAAAGAGAAAAACGGATGGTTGCTGCCGTGGGGTGATGTCGTTACCAACCCACTGAAGGCGCAACGACTGGCTGAAGAACTTAACGAAAAGCAGGTGGCAGCATGAGATACGGATCTGTTTGCAGTGGAGCTGCGGCGATGCCCATAGAAGAACCGGCGCTGC